ATTAGTTTTACTCAAGGACAACAAGGTGCAGATATAGCAAAAACTAATTATCAATTATTAACTTATGGTGTTAATTATAATATTATAGACTCATCTACATCTATACCTTACACTTTAAATTTTTCTACTCCAGCTATTTTAGGTGAGTCTGGTAGTTTCAATACTGGATCTGATTCTTATAAACCTACCGGATCCTTAACTAATCTATCAAGCTCAGGATATATATTATACTTCCAAGCTCATATTGAAGATCCTACTTATCCAGATGCTACTGTTACTTATGCTATTCAAAAGAATGGAATTACAGTAAAACAAACACAAATTGATCATTATAATACAATAAGCGGAGATGTATATTTTACAGATGCTAATGCTACTATAACTGATGTATATACTGTAAAAGCAATAACATACGCAGATAACCTTAACACAGACTCAGATGGTGCTGATTTACCATCTACAGTTAACTTAAATGCTGCTTCTTATTTTAAAGTAACTCAATATCCTTTACCTGGTACTGGTATTTGTACTAGTTTTTGGTCCACAGGCTCAAATGGAACAACAAGTTATCCTAATGTTTTATTAGCTAACACAGCATCAAATGGTTTAAATCAATATATAGGTCAAATGCAAAAAAGTATTGATAGAAGTGGATTTAATCCTATTTCTTTAGATTTTGATCCTCAACCTTATGATGAAATTAGATTCCAAGGAATTGAAAATTTAGCTTTTGGTATCACTAATGTTACTCCTACTATATTAAATGCAACAGCATCTGCTGCTTTTGATGTGACTTATGCTTGGAATGATTATTTAGCTTTTGGGCATGGGGAATTTAGTATAAATGGTGTTAGATTTAACGTTACTGGTTCTCAATACATTGACTCACCTACAGACATATACTTAGCTGCTCCTTTTTTCACTACTCAAAACGCAACTAATTTAGCAGTAACTGCTTCTACTACTTTAAACACTTTTAATCAACAAAGTTATTATGTTAACACTTTAAGTGCTATATCAGCCTCTGCTAATAGTTCAACCCTTAAATTATATACTACATCTTCTTTACTTGGCTTACCCTTTGCATCCGCTTATCAATTAAATAATTACACCTATATATCAGGAAGCACAACTTATAATTTTGCGGGAGCTACTGATTATGGTCAAGTAGGGTTAATATTAGATGGTAACATACCTAATGGAACTAATTTAAGTTATTTCCTATTAAGAAGATATGTTAATGATCCTTCAAATATTATTCTAGACTTAGACAAACCAGCAGGTGCAAGTAGTGGCGGTGTTTTAAAACCAGAATATGTAACTGATAATTTAAATAAAAATTTAGATTCAATACTTCAAAACTTAAAATCAAAAGGACTAATATAAAATTAAACTTATATATATTTATAATAAAATAAACAAATGGGATATTTAAATAATACCGTAGTAACCGTAGATGCTATCTTAACAGATGTAGGACGTCAGTTATTAGCTCAACAAAATGGTCAATTTAGAATTACACAATTTGCTTTAGCAGATGATGAGATTGATTACACACTTTACAATCCAAATAATCCATCAGGTTCTGCTTACTATGGTCAAGCTATTGAAAACATGCCTTTATTAGAGGCGTTTCCTCAAGCTACTCAAACCATGAAATATAAGTTAGTAACTTTACCTCGTGGAACAGCTAAATTACCTATTCTTAACTTAAATACATCCAATATCATAATGCCTCAAAGTGGTATTTATACTCTTACTCCTCAAACATTAAATTATTTAGGAGCTAACACTTACGAGCCATCCGGATACTCAGCTACAATCTCAGATATTAGATTAATGTCTACTTTTGAAGGTGTAGGTGTTAACACACCTGCAGTGACTGCTTTAAATATAACAAACCAAACTACAACTATTGGTACTAGTATATCTAAAACAGTTGTTGGCACTACAATTAATATGAGAGCAACTACTGTAAATACTTTATTTGGAACTAATAATACTTTACAAGCTACATTAACTGTAGTAGGTAGAGATAGTGGAGCTCGTTTAACTATTCCTGTAACAGTAACCAAAGCATAATAAAATAAAAAATGTCATTTAAAAGATTAGAAGCCGATGATTTTGTAGTAAGCTCAAATGCTATCTCAGCAACAGCTTGGACTACAAATCTCCCAACCTTAACTGCCTTTTATACTTCATCTACACAAGTAAACGGAAGTTCAGGAAACTATTATACAAATGTTTTTGATACAGCCGCTACTTCTTCTATCCAATTTGCAATTGCTTACGGTAATTCTTTTGGTAGTGGTAGTCAAGTATATAACCCCGCAGTAAATGGTTTATCTCCTACAAGTACTATTTTTGGCCAATGGCAAGACTTAGTAATTGGAGATGAAAATACATTATTTCAATTTGGAGCAATTTCATCTTCTGAGTTTTTTGCTTTACCTATTGAAAGACAATGTTATAAAGAATCTTTATTTTTAGGTTCATTATCATTAACTATTAAAGGCCCAACAACAGTTTCAGGTTCAATTACTTTAACTGATAATAGTAATTATGTAACAACAACTGTATTTAATGAAGCTGGTAGGGTATTCCAACTAATTTCAGGCTCATCAGGAGTTAGATATACAGGATCTACTACTACAACTGATGGTTTTTCCTTAAATTCAGGATCTTATGGTTGGTTATTACCTGACATTGGAACAATTATCTTAAACCCATTAGCCTTAGCTGCCCCAACAGCCAGTGGAGGTATTGGATTTGTTTATAGTGGCTCAGCATTTTCAGGCTCATTAACTTATAATGCTAACACAAACGCTAATTCTTCATTATTTAGAGCAATTAGTGGTTCTGCTGCTTTCACTTTAAATTCTCAAGAAACTATTACATCTGATTTTGTATTTGTAAGACCAAGAAGCTCAGAATTTAACTACTCAGAAAACCCATCATTTATTTCAGGTTCAACTGGAACTGTTTTATATTCTCAATTTATTAATAACCCTCAAGTATATATTACAACTATTGGTTTATATAATGATACAAATGAATTATTAGCGGTAGCTAAATTGTCAAGACCATTATTGAAAGATTTTACCAAAGAAGCTCTTGTTAGAGTTAAACTTGATTTCTAAAATGAATGGGTACTTTCAAACAATTTTTAGCGTCGGATATAATAATTACTCCGCTTGAATTAAATAAGTCATTTAATTTTGAGGGGGCAGCCGCGTTAACTAGTTCTATAGTTGGTATTGATAGATATTTAGGAACAAACATAACAAGTTATCCTTTTGACCCTACTACAGATCCTCAAACAGGACAAATTAGCACTCAATATCAAAGACTAATCTATAGTTCTATTGAACAACTTTATTATTCTAATTATTTAAATGCCACAGCAAGTTATGGTTCTCCTGCTACTACTGCTAGTTTGATAGTAGGATATGATACAGAAGGAGATGTTTTAGTAGGTCCAACCTCATCAGCAGGTAAATACTATAATTACCCTCAAACTGATTTAACATTTGCTCATTATTATCCAACATCCTCAAACTCAGTAATAGGTGTTATGTCTATTCCTGTAGGATTATTTGGAAATTATATTCAACCAAATTCATTTAAATGGATAGCACCAAGTGGTTCTATTTATGATGATGGACAGGGAAATTTAATATTTTCCTCTTCACAACAAATTTGTGGTAATATATTTTATGGTCATGGTTTAGCCATTATTACAAGTGATTCGCAACCCCTAGGAGATACTTATGGAACAGCTATTTATGGTTCCTCTGTTTATGGTTTGTCTGATTCTTTAGTAGTAAATAATTTTGTAACATCTTCAAATGTTACTTGTTCATTTTCATCCTCACTTACAATTTATGAAACTCAATATAAATGTACAGCTAGAGAAAATGAATTTAATTTTAGCCAAAATCCAACAATAACTTCAGGAAGTACAGCTAACTCAAGTTCAGTAGGAACATTTTATACCCCAGCAGAAAATTTGTATGGGTTTGCTACTGGTTCTTATTTTCAGCCTTATGTGACAACAATAGGACTTTATAATGAACAACAACAGTTATTAGCCATAGGAAAATTAGCTCAACCTTTACCTTTATCGCCTACAACAGATACTACAATACTTATAAACATAGACAGATAATATATGAATGAATGGTTTTCTCAAAATGATAGTGATAGTGGATTAAAGTCTAAAAAAACTTATTCTTCAATTGAAGAATTTCCCGATAACACTTTTGGTTTTATTTATATCGTAACCCATAGACCAACAGGTATGGCTTACTTAGGCAAAAAAGTTCTTTACCATAATGTAAAGAAAAAACTAACAAAAAAGGAACTAGCAGAACAAACAGGTCCAGGCAGGAAGTCAGCCACCCGGGTGGTAGTAAAAGAATCAGACTGGAAAACCTATTATGGATCTGCTAAACCAATTATGGAACTCATAAAAGGAGGTAAACAAGAGGAATTTACCCGTGAAATTCTACAATTGGTTCCTAATAAAAAACTTCTTACTTACTATGAATGTAAGTACTTATTTCAGTTAGGTGTATTAGAACACCCTGAAGGATATTTCAATGACAATATTTTAGGAAAATTCTTTACTAAAGATTTCGCTTAACTTGGTAATCTAAGTATTTCTTAGTATATTACGGTTATGCTCAATCAACCACTGATTGCCTTAGTTAACTCTGTATTGGGTACGGGTAAGTCCACTTCAAGAGGTAATCAGTCTCACCATTGTCCTTTTTGTAAACATGCTAAGCCTAAATTAGAAATTAATTTTGATGAAGGTTCAACTCATTATGAAAAATGGCATTGTTGGGCTTGTGATAAAAAAGGTAAAAAAATTCAACAATTATTTAAAGCAGTAGGAGCTCCACCAGACAAAATG